AGAGGTAGAAGTTTTAACTAAAGATCTTAAGAAACAACTATCAACAGTTTCAAATGTTGTTGCTAATACCTTTATGGGTCTTGATACACAACTAAGATCTGGCATTATTAATGCAGATCAATTTAGTCAATCATTTGATGGTATTTCTTCAAGTATACAAAAAATGCCAAAGGCCAACGCACTATACCTAATGTCAGAATTAATGAAGTCTCTACCTTCAGAACTTGCAAACTCAGCAGCAGGAATTAAAAATGTTTCTGATCAAATGATGATTCTCAAAGCAGCAACTCTTGGCGTGTCCGTGTCTGCAGCAATGCTTAGTGCACTTGCAGTGCAAAGTGGTGAAGGTGGAAGTGAGCGCACCAAGGGAAGAATTAGAGCACAACTAACAAAACAAATTAAAGAACGAATGAAAATGGCAGAAGAAATTGCAAACTCTCTTGGTGGAACAGAATCTGGAGGTGGAGCCCCAGGCCTTACTAATATGGAAAAATACAATAAGGCATATGCAATTATTAAGAATTTCTTTGATGCTCAAGAAGCACTAATTAGACGTCAAAGAAAGTCAGAAGCAGATCTATTACAGTCAAAGATTGATAATGCTCAAAAAGCAGTAGATGCTGCACAAAAAGAAATTGATGCTAAACAAGAATTAATTGATGCAAATAATCATGAAGCAGATTTATTAAATCGTAAAATTGAACTTAATTATGATAGACCAATTCAAAAGTTACAAGATGAATCAACAATATTAAATAATAATCTTGAAATTATTCGTAAGCAAGAAGATGGAATTAATAAACAGTATGATGCACAAATTGACGCACTTGAAAAAATTTCATCACTTAATCAAGAACTTGCTACACAGGAAAAATCAAGACTTACAATTGCAGATGCACTAACATCTGGAGATATTTCTGCAGCAGCCTTTGCCGTACAAGAAGCACGAGCAGCCTCAGCAGCAGCAAGAATAGAGCAACAACAGACTTCAATGGAAGCATCACGCCAAGCAGCACTTATTGGACTAACTGCTGGTGGAATGACTAAAGATCAAATTGAAGCACGTACATATCAGATTGGCCAACAGACATTTTTACTTGAGCAACAAAAGAAAGTTTTGCAAGATCAGATTACAGTTATTCAAGATAAAAACTATACGATTGAACAACAAATATATGCAATTAAACAAGCATCAGTAGTTCCAAATCAAAAAATTGTTGATAGCACTTCAGAAATTCTTAAAAATTATAATGAAACAACAGATAAAATAGTTGCTAGCGTTAAATATCTTGGACAAAGCGCAGATGCTTGGGAAGCAAATAGAATTAAAGTAGAGGCTGCAAATACACAGGTTGAGTTTACTAAGAAAAACCTACAGGCAGCAAAATCAGCAGCAGAGGGAATATTTGCAGCATGGAATAAAATAACAAGTAAAGTAATTACAATTACAACAAATTATGTTACTACTGGATCAACTTCTACAGCAAAGAAAATGTATGGTGGAAAAATAAATCCAATGTCTATGGGTGGCGTTGTACCTAAATATTTTGCAAGTGGTGGAAGAATAGGTTCTGATTCAGTTCCTACAATGTTAACTCCTGGAGAGTTTGTTGTAAATAAGGCAGCATCTAAGAGATTTGGACCATTGCTTGAATCTATTAATGAATCTAAATACCCATCAATGATTGGTTCTGGTGCTTCAGGTTATAGCACTCCAATTAATAATGTATCTAGTTCAGTAAGCGATAACTCTACGGCAGTGTATAATTATAGTTTAGGCTTTAACATTAATGGAACTAACTCAAATGCTAATGATATAGCAAAGGCAGTTATGAGAGAAATTAAAAATGTTGATGCACAAAGAATTAGGGGACAAAGACAATAATGGCTACCAGTGCATATTTAACAGGAAGACGTAGATATTCTAGACCACAGGGCATCTTATGGTCAAACAACGCTGGAACGCTTTCTAATGGCCTATATGTGCCCAATGGCATAGAAGTAGGGGCAGACACTGAAGAAACAGATCCAAATCTATTAGATCAGTTTATTATATTGTCTGATCATAATAGAAGTGATATGCAATTTAATACACAAAGAATTGAACAAAGACAAAGAACTATTAATGGTCGTATGCGTTCTTATCATATTGCAGATAAACTTAGCATGTCTGTTTCCTGGAATATGCTTCCATCACGAGGTTATGCTGGTTTGCCAGGGTATAGCGAAACAACAGGATTATCACCAGATATAAGAACAACAGATGAATATACCGCAGATGGTGGTGCAGGTGGAGGAGAATTACTTGATTGGTATGAAACACATCAAGGACCATTTTGGATGTATTTAGCATATGATAAATATAAAAATCTTGAGGGACAGGATTATCAATATAATGCTTTAAATAGATATAATCAAATTGTTCAGGTTTATTTTTCAGACTTTAATTATTCTGTTGTAAAACGTGGAGCAAGCAATCACGACCTTTGGAACATATCGGTAACACTGGAAGAAGTTTAAATGTTTGAAAGTACAGAATTAAAAAATCACTTTGAAACATCTGCAACAGTTAGAACTGAGTCATTAGTTCTTGCTGAGTGGAACATGAATATGCCAGACAATATATATAAACTTGGTAATTATAGATATAGGTCTCAAGAACCAAATTCACAATTTTTAACACTTCTCAACACATTTGATAATGCAGATACTGGAAATTTTTATACAGGAGCAACAGATGCCGATGTTATTATTGATGGTGGTTTTGAAAATAATGGAACTCCACAAGTCTTTACATCAATAAAAGAAAAAAATAAGTTGCTGTATTCATTAGAAGATTGCGTAAAACCTTTTAGACCAAGATCTGGTATTAACAAAGCAACATTTTTTAATGGTAAATATTTATCAAACTCTGGTAGTGAACTTGCAAGAAGGCCAAGATATTATATGCCATCTAGATATGATCAATTTAAATATTGGACATCATTTAGAACTGAATCTGGGACAGAGCGTGGTATTGCCAATATCACTGTTAATGGAAACTATTATATAGATGATGCGGTTCCATTTGTAGTTTATAAAGAAAATATACCAGCAAATAGGATTGTTATAAAAATGCAAACAAATGTAGGAGACGTTGATCTTGGAACATTTACAGATATTTCAAAAACATTTGCAGATCCATTTTTTGGAAATAACAATAAAACAACTCCCACAAGGTGGAAAATTCAATATTTAAATGAAAACAATTGGACAGACGCATATGTATTTAATGAAAATGATTTACGTGAAGATGGAACTCAAATAATTAAAAATGATGGATATGTTGAACTACAATATGGTTTAACAAATATACCAGATAAATTTAAAGATACCTTTATTATTGCAGAAACGCTATCGTCTAGCACACTTCTTCCAACAGTTTCAATAACTGGATATTCATATTTAGTAATTGAAAATAGTGAAGATGTAGGAACTTTTTATGTTTGGAATGGAACAACAAACGAGTATGAAACCTTTATCCCATCATATGGATGGATACTTGGAAATGAAGAAATAAATAATAAAACAACCTTTGTAAAAGATTTAACAAATCCTGCATATTTTAAAGAAGGAATAAATGGAAACACAGTTTATAGAGAGTTTCAGAATATTCGTGGAATAAGAGTTGCAGTAGAAAGAATGAATAAGTTTGAATCTACTTTTGACTTAATTGAAATGTCTCCAAGACTAGTAGTAGATATATCCGATAAAGTTATTGAATACAGTGTTAAAAAAATTCTTTCAGATCTTGGAAATTCTGCTTTGCCAGTCGGACAATTATTAGCATCAACTGGGTCGCTGTCTTTATTTGACGACGATCAAGCATTTAATGATAACAATACTGCAAGTATAGTAAAAGATTATATTCGTAAAAATATTAAATTTAACTTTTATGAAAAAATATTAAATGTAGAAGGCTTTGATTATTGGGTTCCAATTAAAACTTTATATTCAGATGGTTTTCCACAGGCAGACATAACTGCAGGAACATTACAACTACAACTAAGAGATTTTTATTTTTTCTTAGAATCAATGCCTGCACCAAGAATTCTTACAACAGAGACATCTCTTAGTTATGCAATTAGTTTATTGCTTGATTATGTTGGTTTTAGCAATTATGTTTTTTATAGAGAGACTAATGAACCAGAGCCAATTATTCCATTTTTCTTTATTGCTCCAGATCAAACTGTCGCAGAAGTTTTAAATCAACTTGCAGTGTCAACACAAAGTGCAATGTTTTTTGATGAATATAATAATTTTATTGTAATGAGCAAAAACTATATGTTGCCAACATCACGAGAAATAGATATAACTTTATCTGGCTCTACCAATCAGTCACAGAGTGGAATTATTGAAAACCAAACATCTGGAACTTTACCAAATATTATTTCTATTGCATCAAAAGATAAAAAAGTTTATAATAATGGAAAGATAAATTATACATCTAGATATATACAAAGATCTTATGGATCTATTCGTCAATCAAGTATGATAGATAAAGAAAAAACATGGATATATAAACCATCACTTTTATGGGAAGTTTCTGGAACTGACTCAACAAAAACAATAAATGAAATTGCATCAAAACAAGGTAAGTATGTTCTGGGCGCAATGCCACTTAACTCAGACCTACCTGCAGTTGTTCCAACAGTTGTAAACCATGAAATTATAAATAATATTATGGACTTAGGAGAAAACGTATATTGGCTTACACGATACCAAGGATATTTTTATTCTAATGGAGAAGTAATTAAATATGATGCAGCAGAATTTAATGTTACTGGAATTGGAAATGTATGGATTTCAAGCAACCAAGAATATCAAAACTATTTTAAATCTATTCCATTTAATGGAAAGATATATCCAACAGGATTAATTAGAATATATACGGTTCCTTATTTTGAAACAGTTGATGGAATAACTCGTTTGCAAAATGGGGAAGTATCAGAGCATGGTCGTAAACAATTTGGAACAGAAATTGCAGAACACTTTGCTGGAATTAACCCTTACTGGTCAAATAACGACTATGTAAAAGGTTGTGAGATGCAGTCTCAATATTTATTTACAACAACACTATTAGAAGATATTTCTTTACCAGCAACAAGTCTGGGTGCTGCAGGAGTAAATAATACAAAGGCTAGACAGACATCTAGGGGTGGAACAATTAAAAACTTTATGTCGTCAAGCCATATAACTGAAACTACAGTAAACAACAATATATCTACACAGTCTGGTACAGTTCAATCTTCTGCGTTAGTTATGAATGGACCATCTTTTACAACAACAGAAACCCCAATAAATCTTGTTTCTTATGTATATAAAGAATTAAATAACTCATATAAGCATTTTGGAGCAAGGGTAAGAGTTATTGGAAAAATAGAAAATAATGAAAATAGAAGTCAAACACCAAATGGTAGCGTAACATATTACCAAGTTCCTGGAGTACAACCAAATCAAAACGTAAGTATTGGTGGTGGATCTGGTGGACTAGCAGTACTTCTTAATCCAGAAACAAATAACGGATATTATTTTGAAATTGTTGCATTAACAGAAGAAAATATAAATTCTTACTTAAAATTAGATAATCAAGGTAAGTCTAATATATCAATCAACAATGTTGTATTTTATAAAATTAAAAAAGATTCATCTAATAACAATGCAATTCCTGTAAAACTTTGGGGTGGGCTATCAAAAATAATTGTTGATGATGGAAGATTTACTGGACAATATAGAACAACTGGAGAACAAAATCCAACAGTATATGATTTAGCAGTAGAATATGAAGATATTGGAAGAACAAGAAGATTTTATTTATATATAAATAATAAGTTAATAAAAGTTGTTGACGATACAGATCCACTTCCAACATATAATAATATTGCAACATTTGTTCGTGGATCATCTAGATGCATGTTTGAAAATATATATGCTCTTTCAGAAAACTATTCTCAAAATACAGTATTCACAGTAGGCGAAACAGTTTCTTCTGTTTTTGGAGATAAAGAAATAGATGCAAATGAATCATTTAGAAAATATGGAATGAGTGGAATAGTTAAGTCAACATATTTATCTGGAATAAGTTCTCAACAGCCACCAAAATATAATATGTATTTTGAAGAGTTTGGATCAATTATGAGAGAATGTGCCTATTTTGATATTAAGTATGATCGTGCATACCCTGCTCTTTATGCTCAACTTTCACCGACATTTAACAGAATAAAAGGATATACAACATCTGGATTTTATGCAGATTCTTATGGTGCAGAGTTTTTAATATTTAACTCCACAGATACATCATTAAACCTTGATGAAACTACTGGTAATTATTTAAGAATTCAGGGAATAACATTTACACAAGATACAACACATGAATTAACAGTTGATGAATATTTTAAGAAAAAAGGAAATCTTGCCAACCAAGAACTTGTTGGGTCCTCATTGGTTACATCTAGTTTAGTATTAAAAGAAAAATTTGATAAAATCAAACTAAGTAGAATGATATATGGAAATAATGAATTTACACTACAAACGCCATACATACAAACACAAGACGATGCAGAAAGTTTAATGGGTTGGTTAACGGATAAATTAATGGAACCAAAAAAGGCTATTGGAATAAAAATATTTGCAAACCCAATGATTCAATTAGGAGACATAGTAAATATTAATTATAAAAATATTGATGGAGTTGATCTGGTAACACAAGAAGATACAAAATTTATAGTATACAATATTGAATATTCAAGAAGATTAACTGGCCCAGATATGACAGCATATTTGGTGGAGGTATAAAATGGCTGGAGCCTATGATGATGGAGTAAGAGGTAGTGCCTCAATAACTGCTGCACCAGCCACATCAAATTTTAGTGCTGCAGAAAAAGCATTTAATAAAGCATCTGTTGCAATGGATAAAGTTTTGGCTAATCCAAAAGCAACACAAAAACAAATTATTAATGCTATGGATAAACTTAATGCTGCAACAGATAAATATGCAAATGCTCTTTTAAATAAAATTGATACACAGTCAAGTTCTAGTTCTGGACCTGTTTCTGTTCCAGACACCTTTATTCCAACAGAAAATTCAGGGATTTTTTCTAGCAGCAATCTAACAGCAACACCATCATCTCCAGAGCCAGATCCCATAATAGTACAAGCAGTACCAGTAAAAACAGCAACTCCAGACATTATATTATTTGATGATAGTGCATTACCAATAGAGGTAATGTCAGATCTTATTTTTGAAAATATTGGTGGTCAAGAATTAATTAGCATTACAAGGTCTGATATTGTTAATGGACAAAAAATATCTTATCAACCAATTAAAAATCTATCATCTATTCAACAACAATATAATCCAAATAATATTTTAGGTCTTCAGCAGACTGCAAATAGATTTTTTGCTGGATTTTCAATTAAACTAGAAGACAAAATACCAGAAGTTGGAAACGGCATAAATGGTGAAAATGTCTATTTTGATGAAACAACTGGAGATCTTATTATTGAGTTTGTTAATTTAAACAATGATGAACAAATAGAAACTCAAATAACAGTAAATGGTACAATATATGAAGCGGATCTTGGAGACTACACGTCATGATAACTAATACTGGTAAGACAATTATTGCTAAATATTTGCTTGGTCAAGCACCAGCATATGCATCTTATCTTGCCATAGGTTGTGGAGCAACCCCACTTACTACTGGAGATCCACTTGGAAACTATTCATCAAAAAATAATTTAGATTTTGAAATGTTTAGAGTTCCTATTTCTTCAAGGGGATTTGTTAATGAGGGTGGGTTAGATAAAATTGTATTAACAGCAGAACTACCAACAGAAGAAAGATATGAAATTTCTGAAGTAGGAATATATTCTGCTGGATCAAACCCATCTGCTGGAGCATTTGATAGTAAAACAGTATTTGCTTTTACACAAACAGAAAATTGGCAACACCATACGGCATCTGCAGCAGTTGCAATTGATACATTTTCTGCAGCACTTGATGAGCCAGAATACGATAATATTATTGCTGTTGCAGATCCAGTTTTTCAAACAAACTCAGACAATCCAATATTTTTTAAATCTCCAAGAGTTGAACGATATGAAAGACCAAGGTTTTTAAATAATATAATAATGATTGAAGGTGATGACGCAAATCTAACAATAGAAACAGATAGTGGTCCATCACAAGACCATTTTGTAGTTGAGCCTGGATCAAACCATATACATTTAACTGGCGCTAATGTTGATTTTACTAAAAACTCTCCAGTAGATGAACTAAGATTGGCATTTTCATTGATTTCAAAAGATGGCTCGTCTGTTATAGTTCCAGATTCCGTAAGGGTTATGGTTGAGTTTGCATCAACAGAAACAGAAGTTGCAGAATATGCTAGATTTGAGGCAGAAGTTGTTGATGATAGCAGTGGTGGTGCATATGACTTTTCTACAGAAAGATATTTCGTTGTAACAAAACAATTACAAGAGTTATATACAAGCGCTAACTTTACATGGAATGCTGTAACTGTTGTAAAAATATATGCATCTGTAATAAAAGATGATGCTCCATCAAATAATTTTTATGTTGCGCTTGATGCTTTAAGGTTTGAAAATATAGCAACTCAAAATCCACTATATGGTTTAACTGGATACTCAGTAATACAAAACTCAACAGCATCAACTATTGTTAAAAATCCAAATACTAGCAATTATATTGAATTTAGATTTTCAGTCGGTGTTTCATAATGGCTGACTCTGGAATTAAAAAAGCAAGAATCGTTCAAACAAACCTACCACCAATTAATTCAGAAATTGAAGGGTACTCTGTAAGATATAGAATTGTATCCGACGACAAAAACAGAACATCTCAGTGGTCTCCAGTAATTAAAATGCAACCAGACTATACATATGTTTCTGGAACGTCTTCATTTAATAAGGCAGGAAGCGTTGGAACCCTTGTTTGGGACTCAGTTTCAATACAAAAAAATGGTGATGAAATTAGAAAAGCGCATGAATTTGATATTTGGTTAAAATGGGACAGAAGCGATAATGGTGACTGGCTATATAAACAAAGAATTGACGGAGGAAGTATTTCTTTTCCAATTCCTAATACATATACTATTGGTGGAACTGTTCAAGGATCATCCCCAAACAGGCTAACTGCAGAAATATATTTAAAAGGAACTCCAATTACAAGAGACTCTTCTTTTTTATTGGTTTATACAAGTGGACCACACACTGTTTAATGATATACTTTAATAGGAGGAAATAATGGCAAAAGTACCGTTACCAGAAAGAGGTCAGCCACTAGATGTTACATATCTATATCAGTTGGTTGAGGCCGTAAATGACTTATCTACACAGGTTTCATCAGCAACATATAACTATACAACAGTAGATACTGTTAGTGCTGGTGCACAAAATGTCAAAACATCTGAAACAAGAATAATTGGTGGATACGTTGAAGTTGCAAACAACTCAACTGTGTCTGCTGGAAACGAAAAGCCATTTACCTATGATTTTAGTGATTTTAAATATGCTCCAATAGTTTCAGCAACTGCAGTTAATATTGGACAAACACCAGCAGGACAAAATGTAAATGTAATTCTAAAAACTGTAACAACTTCAAGAATTGAAGGCGTTGTAAGATTTGGAACTTCTGGCGACTTATCATTAGCAGTACATTTAGTTATTGTTGGAATTCCAAACTAAGGACAAAAATTAATAATGCTTAATTGCAAAAAATGCAATGGCAGACTATTTATTGATAGACAATATAGTGGTTTGCAACATATAGAAACCTATTGTGTGGTATGTGGATCAAGAACTTTTTATCATCCACCAACAGAAAGCGAAGAAGGCAGATGGTTACTGGCAAAGGAATTATTCAGAGCGAAGCATACAATAACTCAACTGTAATTAAAGGAAATCAAAAAATATGGTTTCTTAATGGTGATCTTGTTAGACTGCACCATAGTTCAAGATCTACTGGTTTGGTTTCTGTTTATAATATCACTAAAGATAGACTTGAAACATGTCTTCGTGTAGATTTTAGAAAAAATAGAGAACGAGCATACACAGTGGCAGAGACTGCTAAATTAATTAATCGTCATAGAAAATATATGCCGAAACTAATTAAGACTGGAATGATTCCACCACCAGTTGGAGCAAAGATAAATGGTGAACGTGGTTTTAGAATAAGATCTTATTATTCAGAAAGCATGGTTAGGGACATACGTGCTATACTGGCTACTATACATATAGGACAACCAAGAAAAGATGGACTTATAACAAATAATATGACTCCTACAAGCCAAGAATTGACAAGGCGTATGGGAGACGGTATACTTACATATACGAAGACAGAAGATGGTAGGTTTATTCCTGTGTGGGCAGAGAATATTTAATACAAGAAATGGTGGGGTATGGAAGAAAATAACAGCACAAAAGTATCAGCAACATTAGGATATACATTAAACTTAGGAAATTTCCAGTCATTAAGAGTTGATCTTGGGGTAGTAGACCAAGTGCGCCAGGGTGAAACAACTGTAGATGCAATGGATCGTGTTTATACTTTTGTTGAAAATCAAGTTATTCAAAAGGTAAAAGACGCAAAAGAATCACTCATAGAAGACTAATATGGCTGAACGCAAAGACCGTATGGCTTTGCTAAGTAGATATAATAAGTTACATCTACAAAGATATGAAGCCAAGTCTAATATGAATCTTAATGTTGAGCAGTGGGCTGCAGATGCCCTTGTTGAGTCATATGGCATTTCTCAATGTTATGATTTATTAGATTATTACTTTAAGATAGCAGAAGGTCCTACTTGGAATTATTTTGCATACAATGCAGAAAAAATTCTTAATGGTAAACTAGAAGTAGAGCAAGATATTGAGGAAAGAAAACAGCGCAGGGAACTAGCAAGGAAGTGGATTAGTGAATAATACAGAGGCAAAGTTAATTACAGCAGTATTAAATGATAAACAAATTCACGTATTGTTACAAGCCAATGTTGATAATCTTTTAAGAACTCATAGCGATGTTTGGAATTTTATTAGACAGTATTCAGAAAATAATCAATCAGTTCCACCAACATCATTAGTTGTAGAAAAATTTAGAGACTTTACTCCAGTAGAAGGGGTTGGTGCAACAAAACATCATCTTGAAGAATTACAATCAGAATATTTAAATGATAGCCTTAAAGATATTTTACGTAATGCAGCAGGTGAAGTTCAAAGTGGCAATGGCAATAACGCCCTAGAACATTTAATTACTAAGACATCAGAACTTAAAAAGAATACTGCTGCAATTAGAGATATTGAAGTAACAGATATTGACTCTGCAGTTGCCTACTTTGAAAATGTAAAAAAAATGCAGGATCTTGGACAGGTTGGAATTAAAACTGGATTGCCAGGGTTTGATAACTACCTACCTTCTGGAATTATGCCTGGGCAGTTAGGCGTATTCCTTGCATATCCAGGTATTGGAAAGTCATGGTTGGCTTTGTATTTTGCTGTACAGGCTTGGAAACAGGGTCGTAGTCCACTTATTATAAGTCTTGAAATGTCTGAAACAGAAGTACGCAATCGTGTATTTGCAATTATGGGTGAAGGGCTTTGGTCTCACCGCAAACTTAGTAATGGTGAAGTAGAAATTGATATGCTTAAAAAGTGGCATGCTGATAAATTGCAGGGTAAACCAGAATTTCATATTATTTCTAATGACAGTGGTGGAGAAGTAACTCCTTCAGTTATACGTGGAAAGATTGATCAGTATAAGCCAGACTTTGTTGTTGTTGACTATTTACAACTTATGTCTCCAAACCAAAAATCTGATAATGAAACTGTACGAATGAAAAACCTTTCACGAGAACTTAAACTTATGTCTATTAGCGAAGAGGTTCCAATTATGGCTATTTCTTCTGCTACACCAGATGATGTTAAGGATTTATCAACACCGCCAACATTGGGTCAGACTGCATGGTCAAGACAAATTGCTTACGATGCTGACTGGGTAATGGCTCTTGGTCGTGCTACGAATAGTGATATTATTGAGTGCGTATTTAGAAAAAATAGAAATGGCTTTATGGGGGACTTCTTGGTTCAAGTAGACTTTGATAGAGGATACTATCGCTACAAGGATTATGAGGATAATAAATAATGAAAAAAATTATTTTTGAAGCAGCAGAACCGTATGTTGATATTCTTTTAGAAAAGCCAGAGCCATCAACAAATAAAGTTCCAAAATGGTATCGTGATCAAAAACTTTTTTCAAATAAAGAATCAGACTACTTTAAAGCATTTAAAAAAAATAATAATGTATCACTAACATATAAACTTTGTGTTCCAATAATAGATACTCTTACAATGGGGTATACACTTGTAAATTCAGCAGATGTTTTAGTAAAAAATGTATCTGAAGATATTACAAAATATGAACCTTTTATAAGGTGGGACACTGCTTTTAGTCCTTTAGATAGTCAGTCAGCAGAAATGCTTGGTAACTACCCAATTCCAACTGGGTATCATAGCACTTCTTTTAGATGGACCAATGATTGGAAAATTATTACTCCGTCAGGATATAGTTTATTATTAATGCACCCAAGCCAAAGACATGATCTTCCATTTTTTACATTAACCGCCATTGTTGACACAGATAAGTTTCCAAACAAACTTCATTTGCCATTTTTTATTAAAGAAGGGTTTGAAGGAATTATTGAAGCAGGAACACCTATTGCTCAGATTATTCCAATAAAAAGAGATGTTTGGAAATCTGAAAAAAAATCGTTTCAAGAAAAAACTCATATTCTTTACAATAATGCTATGCAAATTAATTTTATAAGAGCCTACAAAAATAAGATTTGGTCTAGAAAGGTATATAGGTAATTGTTAAAAGATATATATACGGCAGAACAAGTTAAGCGTGTACTAACTGGCGCTGGTATTGATATTGAGGCAGAGTATGGAACAGATTATATTGTTTTTTGTCCATATCATAATAACAATAGAACTCCTGCTGGAGAAGTATCAAAGGATCATGGAACATTTTTTTGTTTTGGATGTCAGACAACAAAAAGCCTTATTGAGTTTATAATGCATACATCTAATAGAACATATTTTGAATCAATTAGATATATCAAAAGCAAAGAACAAGAAACCAGTATTGAAGATTCAGTCAACAAAGCCTTAATTGAAAAGCCAGAATTTGTTCAATATGATGAATTACTAATTAAAAGATTAAATAATCAAGCACTAGAATCTCCAAGAGCAATTAGATATTTTGAAGGAAGAAGTATTACAAAAGATTCTATTAATAAATTTAATCTTGGATATTCAGAAAAACAAGACTCAGTAACAATACCAGTGCACTCACCTGACGGAATGTGCATAGGATTTGTTGCTAGAACTATTGAAGGTAAAGAGTTTAAAAATACACCAGGATTACCAAAAGGTAAGGTATTGTTTAATCTTCATAGAATTAAAGCATCAAGCACTGTTTATGTTGTTGAGTCATCCTTTGATGCAATTAGATTAGACCAAGTTGGATTCCCTGCGGTTGCTACGCTAGGGGCAAATGTTTCTGCAGCACAGATAAAGTTATTAGAAAAATATTTTAATAACGTTGTACTGATTGCAGATAACGATGATGCAGGAATAATAATGAGAGATAAGTTAATTGAAAAACTTGGATCTGTTGTTACATCTGTTTATATAGATAAAAAATATAAAGATATAGGCGACATGGATGATGATGCAATTAAAAAACTGGAGTTTCAGTTTGACAATTCTATTATCGGTATGTTAAAATAGAAGAGGTGGCTATGAAAAACAAAACAAAAAAGAAGCATATGGAATGGGTCGTTGCTTTAAAAACAATGGGTCATAAAAAGTATTGGACAAAAGCCAATACTGTTGAGTTTTTTGCATTTGTTGCAAAAGGCGCAATTATTATTCCAGGGCTTCTATTTGATATTAGTATCTGGTGGTTTTATATTTTTGCTTTAATATCAAGTTTAGGTTTAATATGGTCATCAACAGTAAAAACTATACCAACTCTAATTTGGTTTAATATATTGTGGAGCATTCTTGCTATTCTATTTATTTTAAAACATTTTGGACTAGTACTATAAAAAATAAAAACAAGGAGAAAAAATAACATGACTATTGTAAAGGGACTCAAGAATATTAATGCCCTAGTTGATAAGCCAAAATATGACGAAAACTCACCAAAGGTAAGATGGTTAAAACTTGCTGATGGACAATCTGCAAAGATCAGATTCATTGAAGAACTTGATGAAGACTCTGCAAACTATAATCCAGAACGTGGATTAGCACTAGTTGTTAAAGAACACACAAATCCAAAAGACTACAAGCGTAAGGCTGTAGATACTATGGAGTCTGAAGGCCGTGACTGGGCTG